GTTCCAGAAAAATAAGCATTATTTGACACATACATTGTATCTACATCTAGATCTTTTAACTCAGAAGTTCCAGAAAAATAAGCATTATTTGACACATACATTGTATCTACATCTAGATCTTTTAACTCAGAAGTTCCAGAAAAATAAGCATTATTTGACACATACATTGTATCTACATCTAGATCTTTTAACTCAGAAGTTCCAGAAACATACAGGTTGTTAGGAAAATATACTGAACTCGAAACAACTAGCTGTTCAAACTCAACACTATCTGTATATAATGTTCCCGAAATATGGGCATTATTACTAACGTATATATCAGTTGTTTTAAATGTAGACATACTTAATTAATCTCCAACAGCAATCCAATCAACGGTTCCAGTAAATGGAGCACTAGCCTCAACAGTAAATCCCGATGTTGAAACACTAGTGATATACAAATTAACATTAACAGTGTCATCGGAACCAACGGGAACTGGTGTTACCTTTGGCACACTTGTAAAAGCTTCTGTGAATGTTTCAGATTCAGAGTCACTACTTGTAAAACTTATACTTCCTTTATCTATTGTCACATCAAGCTCCTCACTTAAAATAGGTTTTTTGCTATATCCAACAAATGGATATATCATTTTTTGCCTTTGTTTATCATATTTATAAGCCATAATTAAAACTACTCGTCAATTAAATAAAATGAAATTTGTATACTAGCCTTCGTATTATCATTAGTAGCGGCAACTTCGACCAAATATGCTGTATCTGGCTTTCCCACCCATTCTGCAAAATTATTCGATGAGCCTCCAACATTACTTTTTTTAGCAGACGAACCCACCAACTCTACAAACAAAATGTCCCCATTACTAGAAACTGTTGGGTTACTCATGAACAGCCCAGTAGAACCAGTGTTTGTAGATTCTCTATTATAATTCCTGACCAGTGCATTTGAACCACTACTAGACACTATAGGGTTTTCATAAAACTTAACAACTATTTCATCACTAGCACTAACTCCTATCCTAGCATGAACCTCGACTGCGGCAGGACATTGAAGCAACCACAACTTGGGAGAGCCAGAATCCACATCACCATCAATATCAGTTGCTACATAAAAATCGCCACAATGAACCTTGCAATGAAGTGGACTATCCACACATAAAAACTTAACCTCACTATCAATATGTGCAACAGTGGAACCACTTACTAAACTAACTGAATTAAAATACGACATAATAAATTATCCCCTTACAATATCAGCCAATCTGACCCACTATGAGCCAACATTATAGAATTAAATTGTGTAACTATTGTTTGGCCAGCAGAACCATCAATATTCTCACCTATAGATGATTCAATTAATAGACTATTTGGACTACCATCTAACTTTTTAATATGATAAACCTTACCTTCACAATCACCAACATTTGGCAAACTCGCTGTTGCCGCACCTGACCCAACATCAAAAAACACCGCTTGATCATTAATTTGCAACGTATAATCAGAGGTTTTAGTCTTTACATCTAAAATTCCTGCTGTATATTGACTTCCATAAGCATTATATATTGTACCAGAAACAACAGTATCCCCGCCAAATAATGCCACACCCTCACCACTTGCCTTGCCTCCAACAGAACCAGAAACTGAAAGGTATGCATCAGAAGCCGGTGGTCCCATTGGATTCATATTACTACCAACAATAACCCTGTGACCACTAACACCAGAGTCAATTTGTACCCCATTAGGCCCAACTACATTTGCAACCCACTCTGTACCATTTGCAACAGGATATCTACCATATATTGTTCCAGAATGAACCGTATCACCACCAAATAAAGCAACACCTTCGCCCCTAGTTTTTCCACCAATTGCACCAGAAACAAACAACAACAGATCAGATCCGGCTGAATCTGCGTAATAACTATCTCCTTCGTTGCCTGCTATTGCAACCGAAGATGTCGTATTTATTTTATTTCCACCATTGTTCCAAATAACAACAGGATCTCCACTATCATCTTCACCAACACTTAACGTATAAACACTTCCGCTTACTTTAGTTTTAAGCTGCTCTAAGTCTGATCTATACCATATATCACCATCTTTAAATCCAGAGTTGCCAGTAGAAACGGGAACTTCTAATTGTCCTTCATGAAAGCTATCGCCAAATCCCATGTGTATAATTCTCCTACAACAAAATAATTTGCTTCTCTAATATATATAGTTTTAAAGATTAATTAATGACAAAAAAATATTTGAAATTGAAAAGAAATATTAACCAACGCCACCCCAACCAGTTTCCTTTGTATTATTTGTTGAGCCAGTGATAGTCCAAAAATTTTGACTTTTTACCACTGTCAACCCTGCAAATAGCTGATATGGAGCACTGCCACCAAGAGCCTTAAGCCATAACTCTGAGATTCTAACATCTAACGTTAATGAATCATTCGGTCCTAACTCCACATAATTGTTACCATTTACGCCATTTTCTGTAAACCCCATTCTGATTGTATCTGAGCTTCCTGTGTTGTGAAGCATAATTTGGCCAGTAACCTTGCTATCAAATGTAATCCTGTTGGCGTTTGCGGTCGCAATTGAAGAAGTTACCCAAGGGTCTTTTGCCATTCTATATACATCAACATTATTCGGACCAAAGTAAGGTGTTCCAAGTCCCATTTTTATTCTCTCCCTGACAATTTATTTTCAATGTCATCTTTAATTATTGTTAACTCGTCAAAAAACCCATCTAATTCTTTCAAAAAAGAATCAACTTCTTGTGGATTAAAAATATGCAACAAATCACTACCAATTGTAATGCCTATTTTTTCTAACTTTATAAACGCAGAACTAATATCTGACAATAAACTTCCCAATTCCTCTACCTCATTAACACTTAAATAAGGATGTTTTTCCTCATCTTCTGTTGGTGGTAAAAACCTATCTCTATCCAGCTTATCAAAAAACTCCTTTATCAATCGTCTTTCAAATTTAATGTCACCCATAATTATTCTCCTCCATCTCCTCCATCATCACCACCATCATCGTCACCACCACCATCATCTCCGTAATCACCCCCTGCATCGCCATATCCGCCTGCCAACATATCATCAATATCATCATACCAACCAATATCACCACTAGTTGACATGCCTGTTATCTGCATAGACTTAGGATCAAACCTGTAAAACTTAAATTCTTCTTTAATTATATTCTCTATATATTTTTCTAATAAGTTCACCTATTTAACTCCTTATAATTCACAACTATAAGTATCACATCTATTTAATATTCTATTACAAATTCTATATACTCTATCTGACTTGTTTAAAGTTTTATTTAAGATATTTTCCACTTGTTCTCTTTTCAACTCAACAGCATTATTATGTTTCATTATTGCATTGTTTGTTGATGGCTCACATACAAGATCAAAAGCAACTAATGTATAACTAGTTACAACTTCATTATCATTCTGTCTTTTTGTCTCACCAACGCCCCTGGATGAAATCCCAATAACACCACTATCCTCAACAATAACCATAATATCTTTTCCAACTCTTGTTGGCAATATTTTTATTTTACCCCAAACTTCATTTCCATCCCACCAAATATCTAACATCCTTAAAGCAGTTGACTTTAATGATACTGTCGAATCATCTGGGTGATCTGCCTCTCCCCAAGCTCTATTTTCTGCAATAATCTTTTTGTAATTATCAACCTCAACCTCTAAAATATGTCTAGGATATATTCTACCGTTAGCGTTTACAGAATCTGCCCGCTGTATAACACCAGTCAATATAAAGTCTCTCCCATTCTCTATAGACTCTTTTATAAGGCCAGTGTTGTTTTTAACATCAATAAAGAAATCATCTATTAATAGTTTTTTTGACATACTTAAATTCCTCAGCTAATTATAATTATATTCAATTTTATTAAATTTACTTTTTATTTTTTTAATCCCTTATAATACTCTTCTTTCTTATCTAACCCCACTTCTTGCCAGTACCTACTTTCTGAATGTCTTTTATCCTTTAGATACCATTCTTTTATTCCACTAAACCACTCAATAGCAGGGCCATCAGTTCGATGAAGCTTTCCATTTAAATACCATTTTTTTGATTCATCAGAGTCTTCAATAGCAGGACCATCTTTTCGATGAAGCTTTCCATTCAACCACCATTCTTTTGTTCCATCAGCCCACTCAATTGCAGGACCATCTTCTCGATGGCGCTCTCCGTTTAGATACCACGATCTCAATCCACCAGGAGTTTCAATTGCAGGACCATCAGTTCGATGAAGAAGTCCATTTAGATACCACAATATTGTCCCATCATCCTTTCTTATCATCCCCGTAAATGGAACATACTTAAATATCGAACTTGGAATGTTATATTGTTGCAACTTGCCTTTCAGCCAACTTAAATTCTTCTCATTATCCTTAGAATCAAACACCTCTTTGCTATCACCCTCACCAACCGCAACTGCAACCTTCTCCCCACCATCTTTTGGCAATATGTAATATAATGTTACTTCTCCTAAATATTTTTCAAAATGACTTGAGTTGTTCTTCCATGCCGTACACCACTTCGTATTGCTTCCATAATAACAACTGGCTTTATGAGTCTTCGGAATTAATACCACAACTTCATCATTCTCAAATACAATGTCTGCACCCTGTTTCTTTACAGCTTTTTTTTGTTGACGCTTTGAAGAGTCTGAAACTTTGCTTAATTCACTTCCAAGATCGCTCAAACTATTATATTTATATAAGTCCTTCTTATCACCCTTCAGCCTTTGAGTGTTTTTATGAAATTTATTAACCAAGTCAATAACACTCGCCTCATTTTCCCCACCATAAACAACTTGTCGAGTCATCCATAAAAGATATTTATTGTTACCTGACGGATCTTGACTAGATAAATTGTTAACAAGATCTTTGTTGTTAAAATATTTATTCCGAACATCCTCCAACCTTCCCTCAGCCAACAATAATCTAATATATTTTTCTAATAAGTTCACAAAGAAGCACCTCTTATCACAAGTTTAAAATTGACCTTTTTTTATTACACATATAAGCCTCCATATCAATACCAAAAAAATCAAATTTAGCTCACAATGTATTTTCTAAAAATTCTAATGTAGTACCTACTAAGAGCAGGAGAAAGCGCCTCAAACGATTCTGACTCACTTTCTTGCTTAATTTTTAAAGTTTCACCAACCGACTCTTTATATTTTTTCTTGAGAATTTTTTCAGTATCATCCAAAATCTCATAACCTTGTTCAAAACATTGTTTATATTTTGGAGAACCCTTATAATCAATTACATCAGCAACAATATAATATAAAACAAACCCATCATTATCAAACTTTATTTGGATGCCTATGTTTGGGTTCATACTTTCCAGACTGTCTATAATTGTTTTAATTGCTGATTGTTGATAATCAATCATACCAACATCTTTATTAAACATCATCTTCATTTCCTCCAGAAATTAATTGTTTAGCCCTCTTCAGGGCATCATCTTTGCTTAAATATATACCATGAATATGTTCTGGATCTAGTCCACCCTTTGCAGCCCTCATTAATTGCACAATGTTAGACTCATATACAATATCCCCCAAGCTAGGTGAATCAGTCCTTCCAATCTTCTCAACAACATAAAAAGAAACTGGAAAATTATCGAACTCAATTTCAATTTCAGGACCAAAGCCAGGATATAACTTTTCTTTAAACTCATTAACAACTTTCAATGCCTGATCAAGTTTGCCACTTTTTTTAGCTTTATTTAACTCTTCTTTTAAAAAATTTGCAAATTCACTTACATTAATTTTCATTTTTATTTATTCCCCTACCTTGTTATCTTCAATTGATTGTTTAATTTTTTCCCTTTTAAACACATCACCATAAAGATTATTATATGTATCTTTTAAATTATCATTAAATTCACTAAAAGTCTTATAAAGATCAATTTCATATCTTTGTTTAACCAACTCAAAGAACCCAACTGGGGTTGTGTTTGAAAAACCTTTCATCGCAATAATCACATCCTCAATAACACTCTTAAAATCAGGACTGTTTTTAAATGCATCCAAACCTAAATTTGCATTATACTTAACCTCTTCCTTTAAAATATCTTTAAGTTCACCTTTTGTTAGCTTTACTTTCATTTATTTTTATCTCCCAATAATTTTAGAGTTAATTAGATTTTTCTTATACTCTCTATTAAATTCATAATTCTCTTTTTTAACATAATTAGACATAGCCACATCAATAAAAGTTAATAACTTTTTATATAAATCATCATACAATATATTTATATTTTGATCCAACCCAACAATACCATTTAAATACCCATAAACCTTATTTATGTCTCTTTGTGACTTTCTTTTTAATTCAATAAAAACATTTTCATATATACCCTTATTTTTAATAATATATTCTGCATTCCAATTGGCGCTATACATAGTCTTCTTTACATTAGTAGTAATATCTAAATCGCTTTTATCTATTGAAGCAGGATCTAAATAAGAATTAATCTCTAACTCACCCATCTTATCCTTAAAAAGTTGTCTTTCTTTAGAAGATGTTTTTTTAGAAAAATTAATCAACATACCCATAACACTATCATGTAAAACGTTTTTAAATACACTACTTAAAAACACACCTAGCTGACTACTAACAAACTCATCTGCATTAAAATTACCTATACCCTTTTTTCTTGCCAACTCCTCTAAATCAAACTTAAATTCCAAACCCATAAAATATTTATATAAAGAATCTTCACCATTATATTCTATATTCTTTAACTTTTTAGACTTTCCAAATAAACCCCTAATCAACCTTTCTTGATTAACATCTTTGCTAATAATATATCCTTCATCAACCAATGCATCATAAACTATCCCATTTTCAACAATATCTTTTATGCTATCATCAGTTTCTTTCATACGTTCAGCAAACTCCTCATAATCATCATCTTGTTCCATATTAAAATCGAACCTAACACTTATAAAGTCTCCTTCCTCATCAACCTCAATATAATCACTTGTATAAATATAATTGTTATTTAAAATACCACTAATTGTACCATCAATTTCACCAGCACCACTTTCATTAAATCTGTCTCCCTTTTGTAACTTAACCTGAAAGGAACCATACCCCCTGAAATCATACCTCCCAGCATCATATTCATCATAATCCAGCATAACATAACCATTACTATCTTGTTCAAAGGCATTAACTAACTGCTGTAAATGTTCCTCTATAGCCTTACCAGGAGATTCCTTGTCAAAACTTTGATTGATGCCATCCTCAACTATATCAACAATTTCTTCATCTTCATCAAACAAATCAAACAATATGCCACCCAAACTATGACCTATTATCTCTCTATCTAAGACATCAAAAGCAGTTTCAAGATCGGCATTGGCATCAAACACTAAAGCTACCTTGCCACCATAACCTAAATCATCTTCCTCCTTATTACCCATAACTCTCTTCCTAAAAACAAAAATAAACGCCTTCCCTTTAGAAGTATATTGATTCCAATAATTTTCGCTTTTTGTATATGATATGCACCATTGCGTTCCCCTTCCATAATAACAACTAGCATCTTCACTTAATGGTCGCACAACCATATAATTTTTATCGTTATAAATTATATGTGCATTTTCAGTCATCCTTATTTTTAACTCTTCTTTTTTTTCTTTACTAGTTTTATCTAGATTATTCAACATTGTTCTTAATTCGACCAAAGACTTATAAGAGTTAATATCTTTATTTGTTAACCTTTGAACATTATCATTAAATCTTTTAATAGCATCAACAATATATAAACTTTGGCCTGGATCTTTAACCCACTCTCTCATTGCCCACATCAAATATTTATTATTTCCAGGTAAATATTCTGCAAAATAATCTACCTTCTCTTTATGTTCTGGGAACTTTTCTTTTGCATCACTAACCCTTGACTCAACAAGAAGCATATCAATATTTTCTAACAAAATACTCATTTATTTGATTCCTTTATATCCATTCTGCAATATATATTTAACCAAAGCAATTTCAAAATAACTCATATCTGACAACAATTTATCAACTTTTTTATAATAAGAATTAATATAGTTGTCCCTCTTCTTGACCCTTTTAACAACTAAGTCTATCTCCAACAATTCATTACTTTCTAACGAGCCTAATTTATCAATAACATCCTTAGCATAGATTGATGATATATTCTTTAATCTATTTTTTTGTCCAGCTTTATCATAATTGACCTTCACCATATAATCATCATAATCAACATGTAAATTAAAGCCAGCAAAAACCTCTCCAGTGTCTATAAGCTCTACAGAAAAATAAACAACAGGATTGTTAACATCAGTTTCTTCATCTGTCTTTATACCACAAACCTGAATTCGTCTATTGTCAACCTTCTCTTCTATAATCTCAATGGCCTTTGCCAAAGCCTCCCTTTTTGCAAACAAAACACCGTCCAACAAATCTCTCAACTGAGCGTTTGAGGCTAATGTTTGCTTTGACAACCTTGCTGTAATTTCTTCAAAGTTTGGTGTGCTATCAAAAACAACTTGTTCATTTAAGATATGTTCAAAATAACTCTTTATTGATAAATTCAGATCATTATTACTCATAATATTAACCCACCTGTTCAATAGCAAGGATTTCACAACTAGAATTCTCTTGCATTATTTTACCCTCTACGTCGTCAACTGATTCAGCTAGCACTACTAAAATCTTTTCCTTGTTATCTTCAGTAATAAACATGACTTCATACAGGTTAAGCTCTTTATTTTCAATTAAAGCCCTTTCCTTTTTATTTATATCCCTCTTAATAATGCCAACAGAAGCCAACAATTTATTATTAATAACAACCTTCTCTTCATTTAGAATTTCATTTTTTTGTTCAATTGCACTTTCAAACAATTTTCTTAAAAATTTCTTTTCTTTCTTATTCATCTTATATATTCCTCTTATTTATTTGCTTCGTTAATAAATTCTGCTGCATTAAGCCAGCATTTAACACATTGTTCACTGCCAATCTTCATGTCATTATTATCAAAATAACCCTCTACCTCGTTAATAGCCTTCATTGTTATATCACTTTCAAGAATATCATTGCTTTCCTTCAAAACATTTAAAGCCTTCCTTATTTCTATTTTTGATTCAACAACAACATTCTCAATAGAATCATTTAATATACCAGTCTTTGCAGCCAACAATCTAATTTGAACATCATTTAACTTGTTATTATATTTTTCAAAAAACTTTTTCTTCATAACAGAAATAACAACATTATTATAGACATCTTTGTTGCTGACCTCAAACTTACTTGCAACCTTGTCTTCCTTTAAAAGATATTCAACAACATCTTCTTCAAACTTAACAATATGCGCTTTATTATTAATACTTCCATTTCCCCTATATTCATTTAATAAATTATGAATAGAGGCAAATTTATCATAATTGTCAACCCGCTCATTGTAAAAAGATGGACCAAAGCTATAATTAATCTCTTTAATTAACTTGCTCTTTTCTTTTTCTACCCTTTTAAAATTAACTTTAGATACTGCCCCTTTAATTTCTGAGAGGATTCTATATGCAGCTTCTTTTGTCTTTATGTTTGTGTCAGTTATAGCAGAAACAATTCTTAACTCTTGCTTGATTAATGAGTCATCATGAAAGTTTCTATCGAAAACTTCTACAGCCCTCTCAGCCTCATGGAAATCTTCGTCTATTAAGCATTTAGAAACATACCTAATAAAAAATTCACAAATAAGTGCAACGTTTCGTTTTTTATTATGAGAAATAGATTTTTCCATTTCTATTCTTCCTCCAATTTATTGTTATTTTCATCTTCGTTCAATTGTTTTACTCTACTATTAAAAGAAGTGTCATCTTTCAGAGAATTAATTAATCGCTTGACCTCAAAATCACTTCTTTTTACATATTCCTCATCAAAAACAGAACCAACTACTTCCTCTGATTCAACAGACATATCAGGTTCCAACAAGTTCTTTCTACTACGTTTTGAATATATGCTTGTGTTTAAATCAGCAATGTTATTAAGATCAGACGATGCTAAACTTTCTGGGCCGTGATGTTCACGACGATTACGGTTATGTTTCAACCTATACTCTTCACCACGATCAGCAGAAGTCCGTTCATCTTTTTCTGTTTCGTCACTCTCTTCATCATCTTCAATCTCAACCAACAAATCACCGCCTACAATATTCTTAGAGGCAAACAAGCCTCCCCCGCCGACCTCCGCAGGCTCCGTTCCGCCACCAACATCACCAGCACCAGCAGCAGCCATCCCACCTTCGTCAGCACCAAACAACTCTTCTACAGGCTCACCAACATCTTCATCACCGAAATCCTCTTCGTCAAAACCACCACCACCGCCGCCAAACCCACCGCCCATAAAGTCATCACCACCGCCGACATCCTCAACACCATTAGACAACTCATTTAACTCTGCATTCAGTAAAATATCTTCCTTAAGACCTTCATTAATCTTTTCAATTTCCTTACTAGATAACTTATAAATTCTCTTTTGCAAGGATTTTCGATCTATGTGATGTTCAGGAACCATACCAGCAATCTCAAACCTTGTTCTCCAAAGTTCTAACTTTTGTTGTTCAGCAATATTTGATGGGTTTGTCAACTTTAATTCAAAATCAATTAAATCTTCTCCCTCAAAACCATGAGCATATAAATGAATTATTGCTATTTTTGTTAATTCAGAAACTATTACCCTCTGAATTCTTTGAATAGACCTACTGAACCTAACATCTTCAGCAGACAACGTTGACTTGCCCATTGTATCATCAAAGCCAAGATACGTTTTTGGCACTTGCAAAGCTGAAAATAGTTTCGCCCTAAAATATTCAATGTCTTCAACATCTCCAGTATAGCTTCCACCAGCCAATGTCTCAATCTCTGTAGATTTGTCACCACGAACAGGAACATAATAATCTTGTTCTGTACTTAAAGCAGAATACCTTAAATCAATTTGACCATTAGATGAATCAACAACATGATCTCGCTTTAATTGTGTTTTAATGTTTTCAATATACATTGGAACTTCATCAGGTGCAATATTTCCGACATCTATTTTGAATACACGTCGTTCAGGACTCCTAACGATTCTGTACACCATAACGCTATCTTCCAACAAGGTTAATTGTCTAAAAATCCTTCTAGCACCATCTAAAACGGACATTCCATATGGAGCAAACGTATCGTTACCATTCAACCTGAAGTGGCTAATTTGCCAATTTTGTAAAACTTTATTTTGTGTTGCCCATCGATATCTAACAGCCATTGGATTTTTAAGATCAAACCCCTCTTCTCTCTCGACATCTTGAACTGGAATTGGTAGAATCCCGACAATCCCATAATCAGGATCAACTTGGTTAAGCAAGAAACAATCTCCCCACTTACATAAGCTTCTTGTCCAACCCCACATATTAAATTCAACATTAAGAGTGTCAAAAAACAATGTTTCAAGAAGATCTTTAATTCGATCATTATCCGTCAAAATCTTCATAACACTGCCATTTTCGTCATAAGTAACACTTTCATCAGAATATAAATTTAATGCTGCTGAAATAATTGGATCTGAATCCATTTCTGCGAAATCCGAATACCTTGCCATTCTATCATAAGCCGTATTAAACATTGTAGAACTATTATAAATAGAACTGTTCATCATATGAGCCATTGACGCTTTTGAGAAGCCAGTATCTATTTCACCTGATAAGGCTGTTTTAATAATTGGGCCATCCCTAAACATCTTATTAAGCCTTGTAAAAAGATTAACCGCTCTCTTGACTCTAGAATCTTTTTTATTTTTTTCGTTATCTGCCATATTTAACCTCTAAAACATTATTATATTATTTATTATTTTATCATAACTTAACTATCTTTTAAAACTTAATAAAGCCAATTTAAATTACCTAGTTCTTTTTTTATCAACCTTTTCTTACTATTACTAATGTCTACATTCCCAAAAAACAATGCACTTTCTGCCATATTTAACGAATTTGATATCCCTGAAAGCTCTTTAATTGACTCAAAGTCAGAACTAGTCATTGAAATACAACTAACAAAAACTTTATCTAGTTCTTCTTGATTTAACATTCCAGCAAAAATAACATCTAACAACCAAGCTGCTATAGACATTGCAAGAATAGTATCATCATTACAACCTTTTTGTGCTTCAGGCCTTCCATTATTCCACACAAACGACTTCATTTCGTCTAACGTTCTTTCACTATATATTCTAATTTGCTTATTTCTTACCATTTCTTCTAACTTAGAAACATATAATGGCCTAGATCCTGCTGATGTTGGTATGCCCATTACATAATCTTTTCTACCCTCATAGGCAAACATTCCAACACCACCCTTTGTTTTCGACTTATGAGAATAATAAATATTTTTATATTCTAAATCTTTTAGCTTACTAAGAACAGCCCAACCATAACTATTGTTCTCAATTGCAACTATCGCATTATTATATATTTTTGCTGTCCTATTAATTAATTCAGCATATCTGTCCGTAGGTATTCTACCAACATATTCCGCAACTTGTTCCCTACTAGCCATATCAATAACATGAAATGCAGAATTATCATTTCCATCACCCCTAGCAACATCAGCAGACAACAAATACTGAATGTCTTGTTTTGGCTCTATAAAATACCATAAATTATCTTCAAATGATGCTGAGGTGAACTTGTTAAAAATGTTATCTCCAACAAATTTTATATCTGATCCCCCAAAATATGTATCTCCAGATTGCTCAAATGAACATAGGTACTCTCTAGCTCTTTTTTGATCTATCATGTTTTTAGTTTCTTCATCAAACCAAGCTTGATCTCTTTCTGGGTGTACGTCCCACATTAATTTTGTCGGGAAAAACCTATTTTTACCAACCTCGGCCTCTTTCCACAATCTATGGTAAGTTGAACCAACACCCCTCGGAGTACTAACAATAACACACCTACCACCAGTTGAAATAGTGGGTTCAATTGATGCCCACAATTCACCAAAATCTTGAATCACTGCTGCTTCATCAATTACTAACAATGATAATGATTCAGACACACCACTATTCCCAGTTGTTGCCTCCACCTTAATTGCAGACCGATTTGAAAACTCTATCTGATTTTTATTATCTGTTACCATCTCTGACATTTTTAGCCAATTTGGTAACAAATTATACATGATGCGAACCTTTTTAAGCATGTTCCTGGCTGATCCCTGTTTGTTTGCAACAATAAGCACGTTTTTATCTTTGTGAAAAAGAGTAAACCACAGAATAAAGCCAGCCACGTCAGTAGAGATACCAAGTTGCCTAGCCTTAAGCACAATGTTATGCCTATGCTTTATTAAGTCTTTATTTAATTGTTCCTGATAGTCGAATAGGGCAAAAGGAATTATACCCCTTGTAATATGTTGAATTTTACCATATTTTCTTAAGAAATAATTAACATCCTTTCCAGATCTTATTATTTCCTGAGTTATTTGTAATTTACTTTTTTTAGCCATAAAGAGTTCCCAAACAAATTATATTGCTGAGTTTTAACAACTATTAAATATAATTAGTAATTAGAAACTTTTATTTACTAGTTTTTTTTATTTTTTTTGTTTTTAGGCGAAGGATTATTTGATTGTAATTTCTTTTGGCTCCATAGCAGCAACCAGCTTTTTATCTTTTGGGATGAAAACCTTAAGAACACCATTGACAACTTCAGCAGAAACCTTTGAACAATCATACATGTTGTCAATAATCCAAACTTTATTAACCTTAAGATCTGGAGCAAAACCCTTAAACTCTTCTGGATTCTTATCGCCAATGTCAACTTTAAAGATCAAAACATTATCCCCATTACAATCAGCCTCTGTACTTAACTTAACCCACTCCTTTTCAACACCTGGAATTGGGACATCGACATTAAGTCCATGATCATCCACATAATACTTATAACTTTGACACTGATCATTAAGACTAACATTACCATCATCATCAAAAAATTTAAATAGGCTTGATTGCATTTCAGGCCAAGTTACACCAAAGGCATCACCAAACTTACGGCCACGACCACACATATTAGGGCCAGTTCCATCCATTTTTCTCATTCTGTTTCTCATTTCAAAACCTCCTACTAAATTTAAATTATTTGCTTCAAAAATTATAATCATAATATAATAGATAGCTATGTTTTGTCAAGAGCACTTTTGAATATTTTCCAAAAAACAACTAACACTATCTTTTGAGTCTAGGCTATAAGCAGATTTTTCTATACTTAACTTGTTGTCTACCCTTGCTGATACCCTAAGCGCAGCGGATCTAAAGTATTTAGGATCTTCTTCCAACTTATTTAACAACCACGCCCTTTCCTTGTCACTCAAAAAGTTATTATTTTTAATGCTACTATTCACCATTTTTTTTGACATCCCGCTTTTTCTACCATAAGCTCCCATCCTAACCTCAATATTAACCTTCGGAACATCAAAACTATTCACACCTACCTCATTAAGACTTGCTGGATCTTTACCCAAATAATATAATCCATGACCACCTATCTGAATATAAAAAACATTTTTATTATTATACAAGTCAACAACAAACCTACTATCAAGTACTATAGAATTATTTTTACCATACATATCAGCTTGTCTTCTAGAGTTTGTACCTTTGTTGCCACAATAATTCCAAGCATTACTTGTTGTAACAACAGGAAACTTATTATAACCAAACCTTACAAACTTGTCTACAGCACTCTTGCCAATAAAGTCACCGTCATCCACCCCAATATCATACTTCATAGAGACAATATCATCAAAAACTTTAACAAACAACCCTCTTTTCTCATTAATTTTACCAACAATATATTTAGAAATATTACCATCCATCTTTCTTAATGATTCAGATAATTGTAAGTCATATAAATTACCACTCAAAATACCAGAACCCATATAATCGCTAATAGAGTTTTTAACTTCCAGATTGTAACAAACATCATTTATCTTAAAATCAAGATCCGCACCTGTAGAACTTTTTGCATTATTAGATATTACACCACCAATACCACAAGAAGCAATACTTTCAAAAACTTTACTTTCATATATATACCCAATATTTTCTTTCATAACATTATTATCATTATTTGTCAAAACAAAACCTCTCAATAACTAAAATTAAAAAACGTAAACCACTAAAATTATTAATTATTTTTTATCACGCCACTTGTCATAAACAATCACTTCTTCATCAGTCATTTGTTTTAAATTATCTTTATCCCAATCATCTTCTCTGCCTTCTACAAAATAAATATAACAACTAAAACAACACTTGTGCCTAAAATAATAACCTTTATCTACATCAATAATCATTGGCCTGTGACAAACTGGGCAACGTGACGGAACCTTGTTTTCTACAAAATCTTTATCTAACCTCATCTTTGACATAGTTGACCAAAAACCGCCCCCATTACCATTGTCTTTCCAAACACGAACCTTACCGTTACCCAAGTCTTCAATAAACCCATCATGTAAACAATCAGACATATAAACCCCCAGTTTTCAAATCACAATTTTTGCATTATGATTTTGATCTAAATCAATATCTATAATATTGTCAGCAACGTCTTTCAAAGAATCAATATGCGTAACAATAATAATGTTCTTGAAATATTGTTTAAGCTTTACTAACATATCAGACATACTTTCAACCTTATTGCCATCAAGAGCACTAAACCCCTCATCAATTATAAATGAAGATGATCTTGGAATACTTGAAACCAAACATAACCCTGCTCTAATTGCAATTGATGAAATAGTTTTTTCCATTCCAGAGGCAATTTGAACAGGACGGGGATCAGTATCTGGATATACAAGATTAATAAATATATTACTGTTACTGTCATAATCTAATAATATTTTAAAAGAAACTACATCTGACAACAACAAGTTAATTGTGTTGTTAATAATTGGCAAGTTTTTTGAAATTATTTGTTTTGGAATACCATTCTTACCTAAACAATCTGATAACAAGCTATATACATTATACTTTTTTAAGCAATTATCATAATCAAGTCTTTTTATTTTCCACTCATTTAATGTCGTAACAACAGATCCAACGCTTTTGTTAAGATCTGCAATGTTTTCATTAGCTTTTTTAATCACCTTTGCTTTATTTGGCCTTTCTGCCATCAAAACTCTTATTTGTTCATTTAATTCCTTATTTAACTCTATTTGATTCTTATCATTATTATAAACTTCAACCTTTTTTAACAACTCCAACCTAGACTCTTTTAACTTGGAAACAATAGATTTTTTATTACTTAAGTCATTTAATATTTCTGACTTACTCTTATTCAACTTGTGTTCATTTGAAATTATTTTTTCTATTTTATTATAATTACCAACAAAACCACTCTCTTCTATTTCAAAAATCTCGACACTACATTCATTAATATTTTCACCAAGCTCCTCTAACTCTAACCTCACACCCTCAAGCTTATCCCTAGAAGCAACAGCATCTAAAATTAAAGGACACTTGGAGAACACATCCTTAAAATCACTTAAATCACCACAAGGAATTTTACTAAGAATCTTTACCCTGTTTTCAATATCACATAGAAAATCTTTTTTATACCCCTTTTCACCTTCAAAATTATCAACATCATTAAGTAACGAATCATAATTTGACTTCTTTGTTTTCATTTCCTCAAAATTATATTCACTCAAAATTTTAGCACTAATGTCTAATTTTTCATTAACACTAAGAAGGCTATTTTCAACATTAAAAATCTCATCAACCATGCCATTAATCTTATCATCAGCCTTCCCCAGCTTTATATTAACATCTTTAATATCAATCAAATCTACGTCAACTACCTTTGAATGAAGAGCACTAACCTTTTTATCTATATCATTAAGACATTTTAACTCTTTAACATATATGTTATTATTCTTTTTTAACTCTTTTTCAAACTCACCCAACCTAGATTTACAACCTTCTATCTCTTCATCAAAGTCAATGTCATCATATTGTTTCAACTTAGATTTAACACTTCTAAAATTGTCATTAACTAAATCATATCTTTCTTCAAAAAAATATAGATCCAAAAACTTCATAATAATCTCTTTTCTTAAAGTAGCGCCCTTGTTAATAAACGACATGATATCACCCTGAGATGCCACTGATGAAAGAAAAAGATCATCTACAGAACCAAACATAGATCTAATATTCTTCTCAGTATCAAACCTTTGCTCACCATTTAAACATATATCATTACCCTCACTATCAATTCTAAAAAAATCTAAATCAGTTTTAGACTGTATAACACCACTACTATTTTTGATTTTTTGAACAGTCCTAACAATTTTATACTTATTTCCACCAACCTTCAATATCAACTCACCAAAACACTTTTTAGCCCTAGAGTTAATATATTCAATATTTTTTGTAACCAGCCTATTAGTTGTATTATGCATGATATGACAAATGGTATCAATTGCTGCTGACTTACCAATTGCATTTTGGCCAGAGATTAAATTTATTTTATTGTCTAGTTTTGAAAAATTTATTATATTTCTTCTACCATAATTAAAATAATTTCCAAACCTTAAACGATCAAAATCCCAAACAACATTTCTGACCAAACCATCACTAGACAAGTTATCATCTAAATCTAAGTTTAACTTAACAACACTATCTATAACACTCTTTTTAATATCCTTGTTCTTAAAATAATTCCTTATTAACGATGACTGGACATCTCTATTTCTAATATTGTCTGATATTACCTTTAGGCTTTCAAAATCATCACTATTAAAGCTCATAGATGAGCTATGAATCTCTCTAATATCTTTTGGCTTAAATTTACTAATAATCTTAGACTTGAACTTGGCTAATTTAGCAAAATTTACATTATCATCAATAGCTATTCTAATCCTAGAGTTTGGTTTAGGGTTAAACCACGATGGAATCTTACACTCTTTATCAACATTGATAGTGTAAAACTTTAATGGTGAATCAACAACAACAAACTCCGTATCAAAACTATCCCTATCGTCAATTTTCCACAATAAAAACCCGCTATCTAAACTCTCACCAAAGTTATTCTGCAACAAACTGCCAGCATATGCACATCGCTTATCTTCATCTAAAAACTGATGTTTATGAATGTCGCCCAACATAACAAAGTCAAGCCCATTAAACATAGAAAGATCATGCTCACTAGTAAACAAAAAACCAGTCTCATTATCAGAACCACGAACACATATATGTGCAAGGCCAATAGAAATATCAGACTTTTTTATTTGTTTGTTATTTTTTATATTTTTTATGCCAACATCATTATTATCAACAATGGAATAAACGGCAAAACATACATTTTTCCCAGCAACCTCACAATTATATAATCCAGAACCATAATACAACTCTAAATTTTCCATCACATTACAAACTGGTATAACTGGAGATATTCTATTGGAATTATTAACATTAATATCATGATTGCCTAATATCACTTTGACGGGCGCTATTTTAGTTAAACCAGAAAAAAACTTTTGCGCTAATAAAATTGCCTCACCAGATATTTGTATTTTTGTGTGAAAACAATCGCCAGTAAAAACAATTAAATCAGGTTTAACTTTTTCTAATTCGACAATTAAATTATTTATTGTTTTATCAAACTCATTATAAAACTTATAATTTCTAACATGTAAGTCAGATATATGTGCTATCTTAATCATTTAACCTCATTTTTATCTGAATAGAATTTTCATCATTGAATTATACTTTTTATTATTACTTTTAAGATAATATAATGCTTCTTCTTTGGACATTTCGCCAAAATCATTATATTTTGTCCCACTAAAAAATACAACCCTAACATCAACATCATGACTAATTAAATTATCTGCTATATCAAAACTTTTCTTCAAAGCGTCCCTATCTAAAGCTAACAATACCATTGGCTTACTTTTAACTATCTTCTCAAAGAGAACACTGTTTTTAGATATTGAAGACCCAAGAATAGGAATAGAGTTTTTGCCACACTTTATTGAATCAATTATACCTTCAGTAATAACTATTGGCTTATTATAATCAACATAAAGCTCATTATAAACAATATTCTTACTTGCCTTACTGTTTAAGTATTTATTTCCAGGTAATTCATCCCATATTTTCCTCCCAACAAAATAATTTATATCACCATCTACATTAAATGATGGAAATACCACCCTATTTTTATATCTACCTGAAACACAGAAACCAATCTTATAAAAGATAATATCATCTCTAGTAATACCACGTTTATATAAATATTTTTTTGCACTATTTACATTTGGATCAGAACTTTTATACATCAACAACTTAAATCCATCCGGGGGTCTTAATTTTTCACCAATATCATTGTTTTTACACGACCCCTTACAATAAAGAAAACTAACCCTATCATATAAAGCCTTCTTGTAATCTATATTGCTATCCCTATCTGACGTGCCATCACCACTTATAACAAAACTATTCTTCTCAGACTTAAATTCTAATGTTTGTCTATCACTAGCAAACCTTTTTAATATATAATTAACATTTTTACCCCTTTTGCCACAATGCCAGCAATGCCAAACACCACTTATATGTATCGCCAACTTCTTCTGATTGGGGTTTGATTGCTCATTCTTGTTGTGAAAAGGACAATAAAACATTAGTTCTAGTTCATTACGCTCTTTTTCGCAATTACCTAAAAACTCTTCTAATATTTTTACTTGTTTTAAAGTAAGGAAATCATCATTATTTACCATGTATTTTAACCGCTTCTTTTTAAATAACCATAAACAATTACAAATGCATCAGCCATATCATAATTTTCATCTTTTAGATTGTTAAATTTGCTATATGTCCAATCATCATAGTTAATTATATCATTAACCTTTTCAAAAATAAAGTGCTTCCGCTCCTTATACTTCAAACCTTTGGGTACGATAATACTACAACCCTTTCTAGCACTCATTACATTATAAACAATTTGCTCAATATCTAAAAACTCCTTTTTGCAAACATATTGCAATAACATATTAAAAGAATATAAATTGAACAAAGTATTAGCATTGCTTTTGCCAGGAGCAAACCTTTTTAATGGGGCCTCAATAACAATAATGTCTGTATTATTAATATATTTGTACCCAAGCAACCAACTCTTAAAGAAGTCAACTTTTTCAAATATATCATTAATTTTCTTAAGGTTTAAAACACCTATATCAACCAGATCCAAATTAGACTTATTAATAAGGCAAAATCCAATATTAGAAGTTGATATATCTAACCCTAAAGCATATTTTTTATTGTTCAAAACTTTTAATAATCTATCTTGAATCTAAAGAAGAATCGATCCTTATCCCGCTCCTTCGCAATAGGTTGCGCTAAGTTACACCTACCTACTATATTATAATACTTATCATAAAAGTTAAAGTTAGAAATTATAGTATTATACTCACTTTTCTCAGGAGAATCAGAGACAAACTCAACAAACCTTTTGTTTGATGATGAGTTCGCAAACTCTGCTGGCACTTCAAACTCAACAGTTCTTGTGTTAATGTCAACTGTACCACTAAATTGTATGTCAAACTTGTCTTTACCAAAGTTATACAACAATGGAGATTTAACCAACATAACACCTTCATTATAAAAAACATTACCAACATTGTTAAATGTTGCATGTTCAGTCTTAGCATCAGCACGATATAAGGAACCATACCCATCATCTTTCAATGTAATATTAAAAACAGACTCCGATCCCGTAATGTTAGAGTCAATTAATAACATAGAACCCCTCTTTGTTTGATTCCCATAAAAAATATTAGACATATCAAACAAACAACAGTTTTGTGACCTAGAACTGCTAAGTACCTCTCCAATATAATACAGTGGTCTAGAACCAAGGCCATCATTAACAATATATAATGACGTATTGTTAGGATATTTTGGAGAAGCAAATGAATCCAACTCATCGATGAAGTTAAAATATTTATTGTCATAAACTAGCTTATTAGATCTGGCAATGTAAAACTTATCCAAATTAATAGATGAATAATCAACATCTGGAGAGTTGGGTTTAGGGTTGGCAAATGTTGGGATAGGATAATTCTTAATATACATATCGTTATAATTGGTAGAAAACGGATATGTTATATTGCTATCATCACTCTGACTAGCTGTTAACAAAGAACACAAGTTCCAGTTAGGAACAAACTTTCCATTATCACAAGGTAAAACAGTTAAATTTCTTTTTAACATTTTTGGAGACTCTAATAAGTCATTAGCAGGCTGTACCAACTCCTGATCACTTAACTCAGTAGCAGAGGCAGTTAAATTATACAATCTAGGCATACCTGACTTATTAGAGTTTTTTTGTATTCTTGCAAAGTCCCTAGCAAAGTTTTGAACATTAACCTCAAAAGCATTTACACCCATAGCCAAAGGAACATTAATTGGATACGGATGAATTTCAGTATCCACATTATCAAACGTTACGTCCCCCGTAATATCCTCTTGATATAAATTAGTTGTGTATTTATATTTATCTTGCTGTGAGACTTGCTCAACAAACAATAATGGCAAATAAAACTTAAGGCCACTAGCTGACGCATTTGACACTATATCATTGCTCAGCCCACAACTAGACATGTTCCTTATATTTTCAATAGAACGCCAGTCTTTCCACACCCTGACCTCATGCAACTCAGCATTAAGCGGATAATTAAATATAATGTTTTGTGGATCTTTAGACAACACATCTGTCATACCAGACAAGCCTTCGTCATTAGAAGCATATGTGTTAAAAAACGCATTATTAAACCCACCAAAACTACCAATTATGTTACCTTCGAAATAATTGCCTAACACCAACTGCAACGGATCGTTTAACTCAACATTACTACTATCATACCTACTAAACAACCAAGACCTAAGACCACAAAATTCATCATTGTTAGCTTCGTCAGACAAGACATCTTTAGAAATATAAAAATTAGTATCAATGTTACCATCTATAATAAAATCACCCCTAGCCAATGATCCAACATTATTTTTATTTTTATCCCACCTAACCGCAACATGATGCCAATGCTTCTCTTTTAAATAATTAGATGAAGTAAAAACTAAGTTTTCCGATTGATCAAAATCAACAACAGCTAAAGATGGAGCAGTGTTAGTAGATGAGCTTAACTGTAACATTAGTTTATATCTATTATCACCATCATATTGATATGAGTCGCTAGAGGCTGTTATTAACGATAAGGCATAATTACCGCTATAATGCAATATTGTCCCAGCATCTGTCTGAGGGCCTGTAGGCTTAAGCCAGAATTCAATACAAAATGAACTAGAAACACCAAAGTCAAGCTCTTTACTCTCAACAGAACCATTGTTAGCTATTGATTGTGGAGACTTATACACAAATGCTGTATCACTTTGGACTGCGCTAGAAGTGAAGAAGTTAAAACAGCTATAATTTGTAAAACTATTTTCAGCAGTAGGCATTTCAACAATATAATATGGCATTAAACTATTATACACCATATCAAACTTCTGGTTGTTAGAATTACACAACTTATGTAACAATTTATTGCTATAAATTGATTTTTCTTCACCCACAACAAAACTAGAGTTATTTGAAACATAACCATCGTCAAAAGGATAGCTACCAACCGCATTATAAAAATCAGTAACGTCGGTATCAAGACCAAAAGAAAGATTTTCGTACCATTTATCACTAGAATATAAAGCTATGTTACTATCAATTTCCCAAACTCTATAACCATTATTGCTATCATTTTTCCAAGTATATACATCGCCATCATTTAAAACATTTTCATTTTCACAACTCAAAACTGGTGTCTCTCTAGTTATATTAAAGCTTTTATTTGGCTTAGCAATAAAATACTTTTCATCAGAGTCCATTAAGTCAATATTATGTATAGAATTACCCTGAAGGGCTTCTGCTTGACCTATTTTTGAAGGATTAATATCAGTAGAGCCACTAAACCAAGTAGACAACTTGCCAGCAGAATCTGAATCTTTGCCCCACCAGTTACCACTAGGATATTTAGAAACTTCATTATCAACAACCTGAACATATTCAGCACTAGATGTATACGGATATAAATACTTAGTTCCCGTAATTCCTAACGTTGATGACACAAATGAAATTTCTGGATATGTTCTAATTGATAGATTTCTAAAATTACTTTTGTCTAACTTTAAAAATTGAGTCATATTTTCTCATCATAAAAATTAAATATTAATTACCAATCTGTTCTAACTCTAATAGTTAACGCTCTCTCATCATTAAGCAACACAGGACGACTCAATTTAGCTACAGCCATAAGTTCATTATTGGCATTATAAAGACCAATACCAGTAGTATACACAAAACTTTTATCATTATCATCATCTTCAATAACGACAATGTTTTGTTCACTATCAATAAAAGTTGGGTTTGAGGAATAGTTAAACTCTGATGCGTCAATCTTACAGAAAAACAACGTACTGTTTAAGTTAGTTTTATTCTGAAAGCTTAGCTGTGCATCAGTAGAGTTAGCAACCCTTGACGATAAAACATGATCCAATATATTGTCAATCGTACCAGATGCTAGGAAATAATTCTGACCAATCAAAGTCTCTTCAGACATCGTACCGTTAACGAACGAACCAGTAAATTCTGACGTATTGCTGGATGCATTCTGCATAGCTAACGTCCCAGTAATCGGCTGATCAGCTTGGAACGTCTTTTTAAGATCAAACATTAATATGCCCTGATCAATAAATACAAGACCAACTGAATTATCAGTATCATTTGACTGATAAATGTTTGCAACATTTCCGCCATATGTAACCAACTTATTGTCATTAGAATCCACGTCTGAGTATGTTCTAAACAAAGAACCCGTTCTAAACATATTATTATACTCTGGTGTATCTACTGAATCATGAGATGCACTATACGCTGTTCTAAAATAAACTGTTTCCCTCTTCATGCCATCACGGGAAAACAACCTTTTAACATTAATAAATAAAGCCTCATTGATAATATCAGTTTCCGTGTCTGAATTTAATGGTGACACAAATTGTGCATCTTTATCCCCTAAAAGAACTTGTGCATATTGCTGATACATATACAGTTTTTCTCTCATTTGTGCTGTAGTAGATTTAAATATATAAAGCCCATCATCATCTAAAGTTGGGTTAAGATCTGTTACAATTGTTGAATCAACATGTAACCCAACAGAAACATCAAGAATCGGGTTTGATGTAGCTAATGTATAATCATTGTCATAACATGTTTGCCACAATGAACTAGTGACTGAATATAAGTTATTCCATGAATCAGCAGATTTAGCATCATAACTAGATGATGCCCAATGTACATATTTCCTTCTGGTATTTACCGCAGAGCCAGAAACATCCTCACCAGCGATATCGATCAACTGATTTAATGAAGACCTGCTAGTCTTAATATCTTCAGGGTTAAAAGTTTTAAACGTTGCCATATTATATACACCTCCAGAAAAAAATAAACAATATTATTAAGTTTTACTTATCTCTACTCTAATACTCTTTTCAGCGCCAGTATTAACCCCACGAACCTTAACATATGTAACAATAACATTCTTATTCTGTGTCGTGCCCCTCTTTTGAAAGGTTAAATTGCTAATAGACTTAGCTTTAACATCTAGCCTTATAGATGAGCCATTCGCTGAATCTCCAGAAGTTCTAGGTAAGAAATATTTAGCCTTTTTATTTACAGCATTAATAGTAACTGGCGTGTCATTCATAACCTCGATAAGCTCATTATCTGCCTCTACCTCAAAACTATAATCCTGCATTTCAGAATCGAAGGCTAGGTTAGTTAACTGTTGCTGTAAAGTCAACGAAGCCCTTTCTTGCCCTGAAGTTCCAAGGCTCAAATTAACTTGATCTGATGTGTGTGACCCAGCACCATCAATAGTAGATGCCAATGTTAAATTGGGAACTTTTGTTAATCTAGCATTAGTCAGTGAAACCAATTTATATTTTTGTGCTACAGTTTCATTAGTGATTGCCTCTAAAATTGGTGTATTATTTTCAATCTTAGCTTTCCCGGCAATAAGACCATGCTTTTTTATTAAAGTATAATCAATCTCATCATCAGACAATGCAAATTTAGTTATCTCAAACGAACCATCGTTCCTAGCTAAGTATTTTCTACCCAAATCCGTTAAAACTGCATCAACATAAATATTAACCGTTGTTGAATCTAAATGACCCATATCTTAATCCTCCAAGCAAACAAAGTGTTCCATTATTATAATTATTATAAATCTTAGTTATTTTCCGTTTTTTTTACCCTTATCTTCAAATTTTTCTCTTCCATTATATCTGTATTAACAATATTTAATATATATTCATTATTATCAAAGTTATGTACCCTAAGTCCCTCATTAGTACCATCTACATTTTTGACATCTGGAGTTAAATAAATGTTTGCCCCCTTAACACCAGAAACATCAATAAAATTATTAACCTTGTCAAATATTGGCATAAACCAGTTAGGATATGCCAATGGAGCACCAGCCTTGCAAACTTGTTTAATGTTATTCTTAATTCCATAAATATTTGTGTCAGAAATAACTTGTAATTGTTCTGAATAATTTGACTCTATCTCATGAGCATCTACACAAGTAATTGCATATATATCCCCAATGCCATACTGAACACTAAAGTCAAATTTAGCATCTTTCATTTGCTCAAAATTATTTGGTACTCTAACCCCATCTTTAGTGCCATACTTTTCAAAACCTTCATCAACAACCCCATAAACACCCTTCCAATCCCTAAAATCATATTGCCTCAACAATGAAAATGGTTCATTAACGTTAGACCTTTTATATATATTAAACTTCTTAATATCCTTTTGTGGATTATAAGGCAAGGACCAAAGTAAGGTCAAATCATTTTCATTTTTAAAAATAACACTAACATCTTTTGGAGACATAGGGGCTTGTTTCTCTTCTGTAACAATATTAATTCTATTGCTAATTGGGCCTTCTATGTAATTTTTAATAATTTTTAACGTACCATCATTATCTGATATTGTTTCTTGATGCATCTCTAATAACGGACTTACAGAATATTCATAATTAAAACCATATTTTATATAAATGTCATCATAAGTTTGCTTATGACTAATAACATTATTATCAACATCACCAAAAATAACATCTATTAACTCACCCTTGTTATTATCATTAACATCTTGATCTTTAAACTTACGCCTAATCATATTTCCAACATAATAAACTATAACCTCACCATAACTATCAACAGACACATTAGAGTTTACAAAATCAACATTACCGACAGTTTCTATTGAGGCTGGTAAAGATGACATATCAAATCGATACTTATCATATTTTACCTTGTCGGCCAGTTCACCTGAAAGTCCTGATGTGTTTATATTTTTAGACGCAATTGCATATGTAACATCATTAAACTTCTTTAAAAATGTAGTAAAAAACTCATAAAATCTTGCATTATTACCACTATCACACAATAATTCATTTTTAAAACATATATATCTAATAAAATCACTTATAACAATATTACCACCATACCCAGAAAAGAATAAATTGTTTATATCGCTATTAAAATCATACTTAAAAGAAATGTCGAGATTTAAATCACTTAAACCAACCATATCATCCAGATAAGAAAATATATCACCTGATTTAACATTATCATCATATTCATAAACAAATTTAAAGTCAGTATTATTTTGAAACCTAGACTTAATATAATAATCACCAACAGATATATTATTAATATCACCTATTGGTGTAGAACTAATGTCAAAATTATTCTTTTCTAATACTGTAGTGACATTCTTAAATTTGTCAAAATAAACACTAGGCTTAGAAACAAACTTTATATTGTTGTATCTAGAAATTTCAAATTGATCCTCGCTCAAAACAAACTTCTTTAATTCATCATTCCAAACTTTCTTAAAAACTCTAGAATCATCATTGTCACGCTCAAATTTATCATAAAAATTATATATAAAATTATACTCATTAACAAAAACAGGAACAACACCTATCGAAGTAATTGGATTACTAACTAATGATACTGACACATCAGAATATTCTTCTTCCTGATTTAATAAATCATTCACCAAATCATCAACAACTTTCTTTATATCACTCATTTAAAAATCCCATATCATAATTACAAATCAATATCAACAAACTTTGTCTTAAGATCGATCCCACTCTTTATATCTTTAAACTTGCCAACATCCTTACCATGCTTTTCTTTTTCAATTTCAACAAAAAACTGGTCTAAATTAACAGACTCTTGCAAGTTAACATTATCAGGCACATGAATGAAATATACCTTCCTAAAATATTTTTCAGACAACAGCTTGCTAAAAACATTCTTAGGCATACCTGATATACAATAAAGAACCTTCTTAAGCATATTCCTATTTATATTATCAATGTCATTCTTACCTATATAATTTTGGTTTTCGTCTAATTCAAAATCTAAACTATCAAATATTTCATCAACAACCTCATTATTAAAAAACCTATTTAAATCACTAATATTATCTATCTTAGCAATATTATCAGTCTTAGAAAATATATCCTCGTCAAAATTAGCCGAATACATAACTTCTACATATTTTTTAAGCGCACAGGATAGTTGCTCGTTAACCTCCTCTAAATTATCATCAAGCTCACTAACACTATGACTACCACCATCATCAAAGCCAACCACATCCTCATATTCATTAATATACCTATATTTCAAATCAAACAAATATGATCCAACATTATCAACACTTTCATCACCACTTTTATTAAAGTTCTTTTTAAACACATTAATCTTTATCTTAGAAGACAAGTTATTATTTAATGATTCAACAAGGCCATTTGGTATACCAACTGCCAATATTTTACCATTATTAAAATCCCCTACCTTACTCTTAATTAACTTATATTCTTTTTTGTCAGTAACTGCAACATTGTTAAGCCTAAAAAATTGTGTACTATCATATTGGATAGGAGCACTACTATATGGAAACACAAGCTCATTATATAAATTTTTATCTATGTTTATCTCGCTCTTATCTAAATAATTAGAAGCTAACTCAAAATTTTCATTAATACCTTCAACCAACTCCAAAATTTTAGTATCAAGCCCTAACAAACTATCAAGATATATAATAAACTCATTTTTTACAACAGACAAATATTTAGCCAAATTATCAACAATAAAATAATGATCATCAGCAAACTTATTGCCAATAAAATCTGCTGGAAAAAACTTCATTAAATTGTTATCATACAAACCATAATTATTGTTATTAATGCTACCTTTAATTTTGTTAATCATAACATCATCATAAGGGCTATTATTAATATAAGAAATGAATGGCTCTTGAGGCTCTAAAATATATTCACCGTCCGGGTCATCTGGAAGTACTTTGGTGATATTATCAACATTAGGAAGTTGTGATGGCTTATTATAATCCATGGCGGAATCTCTTATCTCATATAAAAGCCTATTTCCAGAAGCTTGTCTGACATAATATGGCCAATATAATTTATATATATTTGAAAACAAATCATAGCACATAAAAGCTAAATTAAAGAAACTAATATTTCTATATTTAGTAGAGTAAGAACTAGAGGATTTTATGTCATTAAACATGTTATAACAATAATTTAATATGTTCTCAAAAACACCACAGTCAGAAATTTCGTTACAAAAACTTAAGCCATCTTTTACCCAATGCACCCTGTTAAGTTGATGTGTATAGTCTGGTTTAGACACATGATGTAAATAATAACCAAAAAACTTTGTATGTGCATATGAACCTTCACCATAATTAGTATATTCAAACTTTCCATCATTTGTATTAAACTTCATATCAACATCAAACAAACTTACAAAACTTTTTTCACTTTCAACATATTCACCTAAATCACTAAAGCCTGATATTTTTTCAAAATCGTCCTTGTTTTTCAAATATTTATAAGTTGAATATAAAAACATTTTTTTCAAAAAAACATTATTATTATAATATGACATCATAGACATAACAGAAAAGTTTAAATCTTTATCAGCAAACTTCTCTAAAAGCATAGGGCCATTATCGTTCCATTGAGCCGGAGGAGTGTTGTTTTGTAATGTTGAATATATGTAGTTTGATGTTTGCTCAGTGTTATCCCCAAACTTAATAAAGCCATCTAATGTCTTAGCGTCAATAAGATCATTAACATCAAAAAGATCCTTAAGCGCAAAATTATTGCTACTTGAAGTCTCGTCAGAATAAAAACCACTCTTTGCTGTCAAAAATTTATTAACTAACTTAACAACATATGATTGCAATTTATTAAACTCACCAACAAACTTTTTATTTCCTAAATAAGATGTAATTTTATTAGAAAAATTAAGTAAATCACTTTTTGTTTTCGAATCTTTAAACCCCATAAGTAATAATACGAATTCTCGCACATCATTTCCAGCAACATTAACAAAACTACCAAGCAATTTTTGCAAAGAATTTTCAACAGAATCAACATCAGAACCCAAAGACTCTTCATTATCTGAAAAGAAAACTTCAGTTACCAATAAAAATACAATTTGATTAAGATATTCTCTCATTTTTAAATCATTATTATCAAACCTCACCCCCTCATCAAAAATAACATTTCTATTAGTTAGAAACCTAGATATATCAATAACATCATCATCTAATTTATATAACCTATCTTCATAATCAAATATATCTAACTCACTAGTATGTTTAATAGGCTTATTATACAATCTCTTGCCATATAAAATATCAATAGATTTCTCGAACGCACGCTCAAAGTTATTTTTTATAGGATCTCCAGCCAAACTACCAAAAATACTTAAATCAAACTTTCCAGTATCATTATATAAATCATATATCTCCTGATACTGCTTTAACTCATTAGTGTCAACAGATGTTAAGATATTAAATAAGTTTTTATCCAAAAGAAACAAATCTTTTAAATTGTAATTTTTATTAACTACATTAGTTATACTTACTAAATCTTCATAATATATTCTTTTTAGTAGCTGAAACAACGCTCCCCAACTTTCATCACTACTAAACAACTCATGTGTTGCATTATTATTATAAATTGATTGTCTCAAATTGTTTAAGTAACTATCATTAATATAGTTAGATATATCAAAATTAGAGGCTTGCAAATTCAACTTATCTAAAATCTTAACCATTTTATCACTTTCAAAAAACCTATATAACCACATTAAATCAAATGTTTTTTTATAAAACGGATTGTTTACTGACAAATAATTAAATGCCCCCAACATAACTGGCTGAAGAGTTTTGTCTTGGTATACCTTTCCATCCACGAAAGTATCATTAAATATATTAATCTCACTATCAAGCACATCTTTATCAGAAGATAAATCCACCTCTACATATCCACCATCTTTACCCTTTAGTTTTGATAGCGGATCAAAATGGCTAGCATAGTACTTGTCAATTAAATATTCAACATCTTTTTTACCCATAACAATTCCTTATTTAATAATTGAACCAAAGTTATTATCAAGCATAAATGGCCTCATTCTATATTCAAATTTCCTATTTATGTTATTAATGCCAACATCTATAACAAACTTTTCATCTATACTTTTTCCAACGTACTGCCATGGCATACTAGTTCCAGACTCTCTTTGCTCTAAAACATAAAAATCAACATTATCATCATCAATAACGCTTTCTAATGAAATTTCATATAGATAGGCAATCTTTCTTATCAACAATGAGCCATATTTAAGCTTTATAATCCTTTTTGCAGGCAACTCTATGTCTAACTCATTAACAACATTTTCATCTAAAACATTCAATGCAATATTATCAATATTCGGTATCTCACTTCTATCTATCATATATTTTTTCTTTCTCTCATCAGTATCAATAAATTCATTTAAATTGACAACAGATGTACTCACCCTTACCTTATAATTAGTATTGTCAACATTGATATTCCCTAATTTCTTAATCCTGGAAAAATCAATTTTATTTCCCATAACAAAATTAGAGTTAAAAACTTCACCATTATCCTTATTAACCAACTCTACTTTATATGCTGGTAATTTTTTAGATAATGACTCCTTTATATCTGCACGCTCCAACTCTTCTGCGAACGATTTAACAACAACTTCGTCTGACTTTTGTTTATTCTTTAAGGAGTCAATTAATATAGCAGCCACGCCCTCGTCATCAAATGCTGAGTCATCAATCTTTGTGTCAACATTAATTTTAATATCATTTTTATTGCCCACTTTAACATCAGCCCTTACATCATATATTTTACCATCTTGATCAGTCCTAACATTTCTTCTATATTGTATAGTTGAAAAATTACCACTATCCTCAAAGGCATTATGGAACCTATCAAAAACCTTAACCGAATATTCATATATATTATATTCAGTTAAATTGTTGTCAACAAAACTTACCTTCCCACTCTTTGATATGTTTTTCGCACTACCGCATTCATTAAATTTATTTTCGAACCTAGATACGTTACGTCTTAATAGATTTGCAAACTCAAATTCACCAGCTATGCCTTCAATATCAACATTTATTTTATTACCGTTCTCCTTGACAAATATATTTGGCTTACTCTGCACCAACCCCCTCTTATATTTAGAACCAAAGTCACCATTAGATGTTTTTGCAACCATATCATAAAAATCATATGACTCAACGCCATTTAAAACAGTAATAAACCTATATTCAAATATATCACCGCTATAATTGTATTTCTTATCAACAAAATTAACAAACTTAGATTTGCTCAAATCCTTTTCAACACTAACATTACTAACAAAATCCATTTTTGTTTTCATCTTTTTATTATTAAAGCCTAATCTTCTTTTATAGATCTTAATAAAGTCACACTTTACACCATCTATTGAAATATTTATACTTAAATTACCAAAGCTAGTAACAACACTACTAGCATGACTTACTGGCTTAGGTGGAACACCTAAATCTGATAGGTTCACTACATTATTAGGCACGCTCGATCTATCATCTTTATTATCACCAAAAACTTTTATATTGTTGCCAATGTTACTAATACTTATGTCTTTAGGCACAACAAATTTAATACTATTATTTTTACCAGCAACATACCTATTTTTACCAAACGTGTTCGATGATGCAACCCTATATTCACCAAAATCAATACCGTATTTATTAGAATCATAATCATTAAAAACATAATTGCCGTTTTTGTTAACATTGCTAACCGATCTTAAGGCTTTTTTATCTAAATTACCAACAAGAAGATCATAAACATCACAAACAACATCATTACTAAAAATATTAGATATAGACTTGCCATTAAGTAACATGTGAAAATATGCCTCATTAAAACTCTTAAAGAATCTATCGCCAAGATAAACAGAATTACTTCTAAGCTTTAAGTCATCGGCATAACTATCTACACGCAAATAATTATCATTAATTGAAACGTTTTCATTTGATGTGTTAGATCTGTTTTTATCTAACAAAACATTATTATAATCAGAATAATTTAAAATTGGCAAAAACTTTTTATTAGAAGCAGCAATGTTAACATCACTTTTAATTACCCTCAACTTATCAACATTGTTCTTAATATATCTATTAGACAAATCAACATTAGTAATATTGTTAGCTACCCTATCCTTTGGCGATTGCGCTTTATTACTAAGTCTGCCAGCTTCATGCTCGTAAACATTAATATTGTTAGACAAAAACTCATTATTAACTAAGCCATATAAACCAATAGAGCCAAAGTTAGAAGAAATATTATTGTTATATTTTAAAACATTTAACAAGTTATTAACAACAGTAAAGTTTTTAGAAATTGTGTTAACATGTGCTCTATAAGAATCTAAGTCTTTGAAACCAAACTTATCCTTATAAACAAACTTATATAATTTATCATAAAGAGAATCATTATTATCATCAAACAACCCAAAGAATAGCTCTGAGATGCCATTTATATAATCCATAACATAGCTCTCAGGCAAAGAAACAAAGACATTGAATACATTTTGCTCACCATTGCTTTCTTGCTCATTCAACTCTATTGCTAAATCAATAGGCTCAACCTTACTTTTAACATCTATATAATTAAAAATATTTTTATTATCAATACCTTTATTTTTATAAAGTCCAGAATTATTACTATTTAAAAATTTTCTATTTTTATTTTTAGCCATTTAAAAAAATTCCACAATAAAATACTTAATAAACTTAATCAATGCGCCTGGGGCATCAAAGCCTGGAGAGTCAATGTAAACATCATTACCATTATAATAATAGTCTAAAAGCCCAACATAATCATTATAATTACTTTCTTTAGAAACACTATCTATGTCTGCATCTACAATAAATTTACCAACAACATAAACACCATTACCAACATTAACAAAATCCAGTTTATCAATATTAGAAACTGTAGAGATATCAGAATCAGAAGCTTGTTTATTCCTAAAGAAACTTATAATACAATTATTGTTCTCACTGGTGTTCTCAAAATTAACAACCTTTGGTGTATTATTGTCAAAAATATTATAAAAACTTTGCTCACTCTTTTTGTCTTCAAAACTACTATAACCAGAATCAGAATAATCAATGCCCAAGGGAGGTAAAAAAGCATAGTTGTTAAACACGCCATTAAAAGAATATAAGTCTGACGCCATAATATAGTTAATAGAAGCTTTATCGCTCAAAGAATCATAATCAACATTCTTACCAATGTCAAAAACAGCATCATCAAAATTAAACTCTAATAAATCTGATGACAAAACTAAGCTTTTATTTCTATCCTTTAACTGTTCAGTCAGTAAATTAAAATGACCCTTTAGTTTGTTATACACACTAGAAACAACAAAGCTATCATCAATACAACTTGATAAACTAGATGAATTAACATTGTAAAAATCAAAACCCTTCTTAATAGCATTGTCAACAGAGGAACTGTTTAACATTACAAAGCCGAAATCACCATCCCAATCAACAAATTTACCACCTCCATCAATAATCTCTGAAGCCATTCCTAATGATTCAAAAACAGGAACATTATCAAACAACTCTTTATAATAAAATGCAAACTTATCTGAAACCCCAACGCAAACTTCATTGTTATCCACGCCGAAAGCAATCTTCAGTGCCTCGCTTTTGTTCTTAGAATCATTACAAGTAGTATTGTAATCTAAAACTCTCTCTTTTTTATTTAAAATTCCAGTCATGTTAATAAATATTAAAAGCCCTTACTTTTTTTTCTTATTTGTCGATTATGTCAAAATAAGGAGAACTTGCTGTCTGCTCAAAACTAATATTGCCTGTTTGTACATACACAATGTACTCTTTGTCATTTTGCCAAGTTTTAGTAGTAATCCTTGGCTCTAAAATATGTCTAAATTGACCATAGCTAAATGGATAAAATACAATCCTCTCCCTATTTTGATAATAAAGACTAGACGAAATATTATGAACATCATTAGCCAATTCAAAAACATTGTTGCCAGCACGTTTGCTATCAATAAGTACATTACTATAATCATACAAAACATAATTAAAATCACCACTAGCACTATTTAACATGTATGGTGCATCAATAGATGACGGATAATCAGGACAACTATAATCATCACTTAAATATGTATTACCCAAATCATGATAAAACTTTTGATTTACCTTTCTAATATAATCCTCGTCACCATAACCATTAGAAGTTTTCTCATATTGTTTTAACTTAAACTTTCTTAAGAAAACATTGCCGAACAATTGATCAGAATTTTTATAACCAACAACAAAGCTGCCCGTTTTATCGTAAAGTAAGCTTGCACTTAAATGCTGTCCTTTTGTAGAACTAACATCACCATTAAGCCCTGGCGTATAAGCACCATTGTCAATAATTGCTTTTGCAAACGAAGCATTAATCACAGGAATGTTAACAAAGGCATCAGTTTTTACAAAAACATCGCCTGCGCCTCTAGATGGATATACATGCCCATTAGAGCTAGTAACATAATTTAAATTACTAGAAGCAGTAGCTATAATTCTTGCTGATCCAGCCCATGTATTAATTTGACTAGCAACCATTGGGCTTTCTGCCACCCAATCAAACTGCTTAGCTAACGACAAATCAGCAAAAGAGTTTTCAATAACTCGCCTAGTTATGCTGCCAGTAACACCGCTAGAAATATTATCATGATATTTAGTTTTAAAATACCCTTTAGTGCCTATAGCTGCATCATAATTAGGCTCACCAGATTCCACTATTTTATTCTCAACGCCATATTCGGACACAACACTAGAAGTTAACTGATATCCTATTTGAGCTTTATTAATAAGCCACGGTGCTCTATTATTAATATTCCAATCCCTACCAACGCCAGTTCCTATTGGATCACTATCTAAAGGTGTCATAGACATAGTGTTAGCATTATACAATCTTTTGTCAGTCAAGCTAGATCTAACAGATATATCACCAAACGAATTGGTCAACAAGTTTGCATAAGTTGACTGAGGCATAACGCATGACGCATTATCTTCTAAGGCTGACGATACTGAGCCGCTATCTTGTACAAAAACAAAGTTAGACTTCTCATTTCTAAAATAAATACAATTTTTGTCATCAGTCAACAATTCGCTAGCAGCATCCCTACTTTCACTCATCAACAACAAATTAACTGGCTTACTATTAAAATCATTAATACCATCTAGAGAAAACCTGTTAAACAAACTAGAGTCTTCAGGGCCACTTCTATCAAACGAATAAGTTACTGCATTTATGACAGATGACGCAGTAACATAAGATTTTGGATATTGTAAATATACACTATAAAACATATTAGAATATTCATCTGGCGGTATTCTTTTATAAAAAGTTAAGTTATAATAATCGCTAATATCATGAGTAATAACACTAAAGAAATCCTCATTATTAGCATTTGCGACATCAACCAATTGATCTATTTCCGCATCTGTAAGCCCATAAAATTTAGTATATTGATATATTGTAAACTCATCATCATTCCATGTAGGATAATCATTTGAAGATAAATCCAGTATAGTATCGTAAAAATTACTATTATGCAACACGCCTTCGTTAACTATATAATTCTTAAACCCATAAAAACCCTCTAAACCAACACCAAAGAAATTTCTATTATTAGTATTATCATCACTAATTTCACACAAAGCATCATTAGCCGGATCATACTCATATTTAGTCTTAGCATACGACTCAATATCATCACCAGGATCAAACTCCCATGTTGACCCTCCCATAAAATGTCTCATACTAGAGTTCTGCCACCGAACCGATCCCATGGTCAACAAATCGTCTTTAGAATCAAATAAATTCTTGTCTTCCCTGTATGGCCTGATGCCAGGAACAATAGCCGCATTTGGAAAATTATCTGTATTTCCAAAATTATCAGAAAGCCCACTAGTCCTACCCCTAACTGTATCATACACAAAAGCATTGTTAATAGCAGGACCATCAACGCTAGCCGTAATCCCAAGCACAAATATTTCAATTGTCCCTCTAGTAGCTACAGAATAATTAAGCAACGATGTTCTAAATGGTGAAGGGCTATTATCAAAATTTGACTTATCGACCAAGTTATTATATAAGTTTTTATAACCTATATTGTTTGTTCGCCTATCTAGGCTATTCTTTAAGAAATTATTATCAGAAAACACATCATCAAAATCAAACCTTACTGATGATGTGTTATAATCCAATAAACTAACATCTCTAACTATATCGCTACTAGATGTTAATAAGATAGCTTCTACTTTAATTGAAGCTGTTGATAAATTAAATTCAGAAAAATTGTCATACACAACTGAAGAAATTCGCCTATAGTAACCATAAGAATCTACATCATAACTAGATGAATGTCCAAAAGACCAAATATAATTACTGTTTTGATCTAAGCCCGTAGGAACCTGACCAAAATAACCATCGGGCAAATCTACATTGGCTAACCTACCAGCCGCATTGTATATAAATTCTGGCTGACTATAATATGGACCAAAAGACTTAGATGCAGCTACAACACCACTGCTACAGCTATAAAAGTCTATAGACATAGTAAATGTATATGCAGATAACGCACCAACATTGATCTTACCAGCATCACTTGGAGTTTTATGTCCCACATAAACATTGTCCAACGAAGATGTTAATGCAAGCCCAGAACCACTAATTGGGTTATAAGTCTGTTTATGTACAACAGAATATTTTTGATTATTTCTAAACCAATAATCATTTATCTCACTCATGCTCTTAATAGATGGAAAAAGAGCATCACCACTAATAAGGTTATCATTATATGCACCTGGAGCATTGAGAAATGATGATGTTGCTCTGATATTGCTAGAACCAGCAGTAAATGAAACGTTATGTGGTTGCCAATGAGATATTACCTTCCCGCCTTCCGGGGCAGCAGCCCAGGCACTATTATATGTCGTATTATCGTTGTCCTTAGTAGCACCACCTAATGTGCCAGTTATATAATGTTCTGGAACAAACATCCTTGGCAATTGTGTCCTATTAGGCTCAAATATTTCATTACCAACATTAGGCTCAATATTATGCATATCATATGGGCCAATAGGTACTCTACTATAATCACCAAAAGCAAATGAACATGATGGAAACTTTACCATTTCATATGGTCTAACTGGCTGAAGTGGTGAACAACCAACCCTAACCTCATTAACAATGGATGGTGTCAATGAAGAAGACACCAAAAACTTAATTGTCTTCAACGACTCAAAGAACTTATATATATTCCTCTCACACAACTCATCACCGACCACTTCATTTATAGCTGTAGATATTAATTGCTGATTATCTGTAGTAGTTAAGGAGTCAACACCAACATCCCAAACAACACGATCAGCAGCAGACTTTTTATACCCACAATGCTTAGTCTTATATCCAGTAGACCCATAAACACTAGTGTCAATATAGTTATTAACATTATCATAGTCTCTTATATCGTAAGAATACTTTCTCCTTATTGGTGGTAATAAATTATAATCAGACTCAATTCTTTGCATAGAATCAAATGGGGAATTTCTATATGTCCATTCTTGTTTTCCGGCATCATTAGAAATAATATTACAATCTCCACGATCCCTACTTTTAGATGAAACAAAGTGCCAATTATACTTCTGATGCAATATTTCTAACTCATCTAAACCAATTAAATTATAGTCATTCCCCACAGTATACATTTTCACACTATTAAATGGAGATGACGAAGTTTTTGATAATAATATTTTTTGTGCCCTAGTTTTATTGAAAGTTCTAGTACCCAAAGAAGAACTTTCTTGCATCATGGCATTACCTATAATTGGGTATATTGTTGATGATGTATATATATAATTTTTATATCCATCGTTAAAAAACCCAACTAGCTCAGCCTCACCACCAGGAACATATTCCTCAAAAATATGTCCATATTTATTAATAGACGCTGTACCATAATAATATGCATCCTTATAAAAACCACGTTCCTTGGCCTCCATAGTTCTATTAGAGTCTACATGTGTATATACAATATCGTCACCATCAGACAAACCTAACATGCCTTCGCCCTTGGTGCCTCTAGCAAAAAATGGGAAACCTATATAATCATCGTATCTTATAGGGTATGTCTCTATAATTGAATTATTTTCAAGACTAAACCTATTATAAAAATACTTATTAGAGCTAGTTATTACACCATATTGATCATCATCTCTAAAAACGTTGAAAGTATCTGCATCATAACTAATTGAATCTACAATATCATCTTGACCAAGAAAAACACAACCATCATATAAATCATCATCATAAATCTTATTATATAGTTTACCTGAGAACTCTTCATTGAAAAACCCATACGAACCAGAATAGTTTTTTGAGGAATGGTAAAATTTTTGTGTTGGCGCATTTATTGCTGGTCCTGAGAACCCGCTATTTCCCACCATTCTTTTATCTGAATATATACCATCTTGAGCCTTTTGAGACTTTATAATAATTGTACCACTTGCAACATTTATAGCCATATTATTACCTATCTAATTTAATTTGTTAATCAACAACATCAACATCAATATTACACTGAACAATATTATTATCAATAATGTTTTTTTCTCCAACAGATAAACTGTCCTTGCCAACATATTGATAAAAATTCTTATAAAAATATTTATTTCTCTCCAGCATATGACTCTCTATAACAAAATTATTGCCAAGAAAGTTAGTCTTTGCTGGAATTAATTGCTTTGCAAATTTAAATATGTTTTGATCAAACCAAACAAAGAAGTCAAAAAACCCTTTTATATTTATTTTACCTCTAAGTCTATTAAAGTAAGTCATTCTTAATGATTCTAAATTACAATAAGTGCTAGAAAACATATCATTATAACTACCAACATAATTAGTCATGTCTTTTATTGTCGAAAAAATATTAACAATGTCATCATTTAACGCCCTTACTACAGAAAACTCAACAGAAAATCTATCATCAACAATTCTCTCTGACATTAAATCAACTTCGTATACACTAGACTCATTAATGCTTACCTTATCGCCATTGGCTGGCTCATCCCAATAAGGTGAAATACTAGAATAAAAATAATCCTCATTCTTTATCACAGGTGTAGCCAACTCAAAACCCTGGCCATACATATAAGATTTATCCCACACAACTTCACTTTTAGAGCCAGTCCATATTACTTCATTATTAATACCAACAGGAAACTTATCTTGAGAATAATCTACTAAATTAATAATACCTCCAGCACTCGAACTAACAACATCCTGATCACAAGAAACATCTAACCTTAATCTAGCCCAGTCATCTGTGTAAGGATTGCTACTTAAAACATCTTTGTAAAAAGATGCACTAAAATTAAACTTATCAGGATTTTGCATACCTACTGACTTATAATTCTTTGTATGTTCTGAAAATTCCTCTTGTGATAAAGCTTTAGACCAAAACCTAATCTGCGAAACTTGCCCAGAAAACTCAGTAACCCTTGAAACTGCTAATGGAACATCAGTTGTGTTATTTAAGAACCCATAGTCAGATGACGATCCAGCATCCAAGCTTTGACTACCAATTACTATAAACGAACCACTGTTGTTATATTCATCAACAATGTTTTCCAACACATTATATGTCTCAGAAGCCCCGACAACCTCCTTAAAAAATGATGATGTGAACTTACTACTTAGTAAAGACCCAAAGTTGTTTTTATTTGCCATCAAAAAATAACTTGATTTTGTAACATGATTATCTGATTTGTTTCTCCCCCAACAAATATTCCATTTTTCACCATCAAAAACATTAACACCAGTCAACTTCAGTTCTAATGTTGGTGATATTACAGAGTCATTATAACTTGAAGGTCTACCATATAAAGCTATAGATGAAGATATGTTTTGCTTATATGAAGACGAT